TGGGCTTCTGTGCGTAGCGAGCCAGGTTTGAGGCGGTGCACGACCTCATCGATCTTCTGACCACGGAACGTAACGCCTGGCTCAAGGTCCGCCTTCTCGGGCGCGATCGTCAGAATGCCGTTCACCCAGTCTTCGTCGATGAGGACGTGCTCGACCGTGGCGTCCGGGTACGTCGCCATGCCTACCCAGATCGTGCCGTCGCGCAGGACACGCCACACGGCTCCAGCCGTGTCGAGCACATTGACGAGCGCGTGACTCGCGGGACCCGCGATGCGCTCCCACTTCGCCAACGTGCGGCCGAGCACCGATTGATCGGACGTCGCCGAAAGCGTTTCGCCGGTCTCCCGCATGATGTCTGCAACGACCGCGGAGATCTTCGTGCCGGCGCTGCCGGCGTAGTTCTTGACTCCGATGTCCCGGCTGATGCCGCCGGCTCCACCGACGATGCGCGCGCCGAGTCTTCCACCGCTCACCCCTGCGCCCAGGACCGTACCGACGAGCTCGACGCCCTCGAACGAGAGTGTCAGCTTGCCGGCAAGCGTTTCTGCGTCAGCGTCGATGTCGACGTGCCACGCGCCGATGCGCGGCATCGAGAGCTCGCCGCTCATGATGGGCTTGCCTTTGACGGTCGAAGGCATCGATCAGAAGTTGTTGGCGAACCCGTTGACAAAGTCCTGGCCGAGCTGCGTCTCGCCAGGGACCTGTGAAACGACTGTGTTCTTGCGCGGGGCCGCAGCAGGTAGCGCCTTCGCGGTCTTGCCGGCGCCCTTGGATGTCTTCGCCTGCGGGTACCACTCCGTACACTCGATCATGATGCGCTTGCCCGTCCTAGCGGACGGCGGGGAGCGCTTGATGTTGTCCACGTAGACGTTGCGGATGCCGCAATCCTCGGCATCTGGATGCTTGATCTCGAGGGGGTTGCGCGTGGCGCCTGGCCGGTTGGGGTCAATGAGCGGCCGCACCTTTTGCCAGTCGATCCAATCTTGGCGCGTTGCCAGCGTTACCTCGATCGAGACCTTACCAGGCGTCGCGCCTGTGTCGGTGAGGCCGTAGCCATCTTGGCCCTTTGCCTTTTTGAGATCGACGTCGCGACCCTTCTCGGCCGTGACGACGCACACGCCTGGCAGCTGTACGGAGCCGAGCCGAACCGTGTTCCACGCGGCGGCCTCGTTGGGATCGTTATCGGCCCAGTATGGCAGCGTCATGATGCCTTCTTAAGGAGGGCCACGAGTTCGCGTCGCACCGCAACGCCGATGGTCTGACCGAGTTGCTCCGGATTCGATACGTCGGCGCCGCTAACCTGGACCGTCACCGAAATGGGGCCGCCCGAAGTCCCGCCCTCACCTGCCGGTGCCGCCACGCTCTGCGCGGCCGCTGACGCCGCTTGAGCGTTGGCTCCCTGCAGGGTGGGCGCTTCGACACCAAGAGCCGCCGCGACCGGTGACGCCGTCACATCGTTGGCCGGCGTATGAATGGCGAGCGCACCTGTGAAGGCGCTCGAGATGTCGGTCGCGACCCCAGTGACGCTGGCGATTGCCTTGGCGGCTTCCTTGTCGACCCCGATGGGAAAGCCCCCAATCGTATCGATGCCCGCCTCCACGAAGATCTTCGACGGGGAGTGCGTTTGGAGCTCGCCCGTGAATGCGCCGACAATGCGTTGGCCGATGTTCCGAACGAGGTTCACCGGCGCCATCATCATCGCGGTAATCCCGTTAACGAGCCCCGTGATGATGGCCTGACCGATCGCGAACAGCTTCTCGCTCCAGCTCATGCCGGTGCTGTCGAAGATTGCCGCGATGGTGTCGAACGCGGCCTTGAATGGCGCGATGACGCCTTGCACCGTGGCGAGCCAGGCGCTGCCGAATGCCGTAACGGCCGGAATCAGCTTACCGACGAGCCAGCCGACCGCGAAGGCGATCGCGACACCAACCGCCATAATGGCGGCCGCCGTGAGCAGGAACGGAGCGAACATGAGAACGGCGCCGGCCGCGACGACGCCGAGCACGATGCCGACGCCCTTCATGATCGTCATGATGGTCGACCAATTGTCGCTCATGAACATGAGCGCGCTGATCGCCATGTTGACGCCACCAATGATGGCCTCGATGGTGAACACGATCGCGGACTCGATCGCCGGCCAGTTCGATTCGATGAACCCGGCGAACCGCTCGAACCCGCGCACGAACGCATCGCCAAGCGCCTGGAGCTTGCCGCTCTTCACTAGCCTGTCAATCGACCCTTGAATGAGCTGCGTGATCCGGACGATGGCAGGCTCGATACGCGTGCCGATGTCGATCATCGCGTTCTGCATGCCGGCCTTCATTCGGCCTTGGAACCCGGCGAGCGTCGTATCGGCGAACTTCGCTCCGGCCTCGCCTAGCTCGTGCTCGCCGACCTTGTGCTTGATGGCTTCGATGATGGCGGCGACGCCCGTCTCGGCGTCGATCTTCCCGCCGGAGAGCATCTTCTGCACCTCAGCGCGGTCTTTGCCGAGGGCCTTCTCGAGCGCTTCCAGGATGAGGCCTTGGCTCACGCCGGCCTCCTGCAGCTGCATGAGCTCCTCGCCCTGTAGCTTCCCCTTGGCCTTGATCTGGCTGAGCGTCAGGAGGGCGCGCTGCGCGCTCTCGGCCTCGCCGGTGACGACCTGCAAGTCGGCCCCCATCTTGATGAGGTCCTTGGCCTGGCCGATCGAGAACTGCGCCGCGAGCAGCTTCTGGAAACTCTTTTGCGTCTCCTCCACGTCGAGCCCGAAGCGACCCGAGATCTTGCGCACCTCGTCGAACTCGCGGGCGGCCGTGCCGGCGTTGCCGGTGAGTTGCGTGAGCGCCAGGATCGACTTCTGTGCGAACGCGGCCATGTGGATGGCGGCTGCACCGAACTTGACGACGATGACGCCCGCTACCGCCGCGAGGGCCGTCGCCGCGACGGCGCCCGCCTTCGCCACTGCCGCCATGGGCCCGAGCGCCAGCTTGTCGAGCGGCGTACCGAGAGCGGCAACGCGCTGGAGCCCATCGGCGTGTTGCTTGGCCGCGAACGCGGCCTTGTTCGACTGCACTTCCGCACGTTTCAGCCCGACCCACTTTTGGTGGGCCATGGCGTCGTCCATCTTCTTGAACTCGGCGTTGAGCTTGCCAGTCTCGACCTGGCCGCGCTTCATCTTGACCCAGTTCTGGTGGGCCATCGCGGCGTCCATGCCTTTGAAGGCGGACTCCATCGCCTCGGCCGCCTTCGCGGCATCACGTCCCGCGCCTTTGAGCGCGTCGCCTGCATCACCAGCGGCGGAGCCCGCCTCTCCCAGCGCGCTCTTCAGGGCCGCCAACACGGCGCCCATGTCGCGGCCAGGAGCCGTCAGCTCGTCGAGCAGCTGCATCGTGAAGGAAGCGTCGTCAACACCCATGCGGCACCGCTCCCTTCACCGTTTGCGACCGCGCTTCTGGTGCATCTTCGCCCAGGCCTTGCACCAGTCGCCCCACGCGCTCATCCACGAGATCATGGCGTTCTGGTATTCGGCCGTGAGAAGTGCGCCGAGGAACGCGTCGTCCGAGTCTTCGCCCCGCTGAAATGCAAGAAGCGCGTGGGCCCCCTTGCGGAGATCGCCACGCGCTTCCTTTAGGCTTTTCCCAGTTCTTTGACCTGGGACCCCGCTAGTTGCTGCGCGCGGGCGGCTGCCTTCAGCGCAAACGCGGGGTTATCTTCGAAGATCTTCTTGGCGTCGTCGCGCTTCGGATAGACGACGCACGCGAGCGCAAACGTCTCGAGCGCGACGGCCTTGTCGACGTCCGCATCCTGAAGCTCGTTCACGAGCCGGTGGTAGTTGGCCTTGCCCTGGCTTCCCACGGGCTTCGCCACGACGACGAGACCGAAGTCATCGTCGTACCAATACGCGATTTTCCGACCGTGCTTGGCCGTCGCGTCCGCGATGATCTTCTGATGCTCCTCGCTAAGGTCGGCCGCCGTCTGAACGTTCTGCTGCTCCGTCATGCGTCATGCCCTTCTGCGGGGCACCGTCACCAGTGGGTCCCGCGGTTCTCCTGCTTACTTGTCCGACGCCAGCGTCTCGCCGAAGACGTTCACGCCGTCGTAAAAGATGTCCATGACGTCGAGCGGCGACGTCGTCTGCAGGCCGTCGGGACCACGCGAGTGCGAGTTGCCGATCTCCGCAAGCTTCACGCCGACGAGCGTGTCGGTGTGCAGCACCTCGCCCTTGTGGGCGTAGCTGAAGTTGACGAGCAGCTCGAGGTCAGCCAGCGGGATCTTGAGCTCGCGCGACTTGTCGCACAGGTAGTCGAACCAGCTCTTGAGCCACGTGATGGACCCCTCGTAGTCGACATCGCCGTCCGTTCGAAGGAGCGGCTTGCGCGATCCGCCGCGAAGCTTCTCGCGGTTGAATGTCGTCGTGTACTCGATCTCCTCGATGCCCTTGACGATGCCGAAGCTTTCGCCGGCGATCGAGATCTCGACCTCCATCGAATAGAAGTCGTACGGAACCTCATTGACGACCGTGGAGGCCATTAGGACACGCTCCTTGCGAACCCGACCGAAGTCCGGATGGTTTCGACCGGCACGAGCGGCACCGCCGACGCGGCGCTCAGCATCTCGCGCGTCGACAGAAAGTTGTTCGTCTCGTCGACCGCGTAGGAGAGCCCGGAGACGTGGCCCTTGTAACCCTCGACGTTCGGCGGATCGAGCAGCACTGCCTTGATGGCGTTGCGCACGAACCCGTTGACGCGCGAGGTGTCGCGCGGATCGATGCTGCCGGTCCCATCGGTCAGCGACCGGAGCTTCTTCAGGAGCCACACGTCTTGAGCGAGGAAGACGGTGCGGCACAGCCGATCGATGACGCGGCCCCAGTCCCAGTAGAGGAAATCGGATCCGGACGGGCTCTTGAGGTAGCCGTTCGTCACGTAGAACCCGGTGTTGCCGCGGTAGGTGCGCAGCGTCGTGATCTTGTCCGACTCGCTGAACTGCGTGTTGGTGCCTTCGTCGTGGCTGATGGCGCGGACGCCGCGGAGCTGGCCCGACTCTTTGCGGCCGAGGTTCTCCGAAAGGTCGGCGCCGGCCGCGCGCTCCGCCACGACGTTGACGGCGGCTCGCTTGGGCACGCCCCAGCCGGCATACGAATTGAGCCCAACGACGTCGGCGTCGCCGTAGCAGACGCCGACCCGAGCGTCCGCGAAGCTGGCGAACGACGTCAGCACGTTGGCGGCCGTGTCATTGCCGGCGTCCATGAGGGCACGCGCGTAGTAGTTGGTCGTAGCGAGCGTCGCCATGTGGGTCGAGATGGCGGCCGCCATGGTCGCGGCCGACGCCGCGCTGGCGTTCTTGCCGGCGAAGTACACCTGCTCGACGTTGCGGGTGCCGAGCTGCAGGAGCAGCGCCGTAATGGCGGTTCCGACGTTGGCCGTCGTATAGTGGGGCGCGACGCTGTCGAACTCGTGCTTGTCGCCGAGCTCGAAGATCACGGGGCCGCCTCCAGGCACGAACGTGAGCGTGAGGCCCGTATTGGGGACCACGTACGTGCCGCCCGCCGGAATCGTGAGCTGCTCCGAGAACGTGTAGCCGTCGTCGAGCGAGTAATCGAACTTGCCGACGCCGAGCGCGCCCGTCTTTTGGATGCGGCCGACGAACTCGTAGCCGTCGCGCGGCGCGCCCGCGACCGTGATGGTGCCGGTGCTCGTCCCGACGGGCGTCTTCGTCACGCTGCCGTTCGACCCCGCCGTGCCGGCGTTCGTCTTGAGCAGCAGGATCGTCCCCTTGGTATTGATGATGGGCGCCGCCATTTCGACCGCCGGTCCATCGCCCTGCTCATCCAGCAGTCGGTTCGGGTCGCTGTACTGGTAGAGCGTATCGGCGACACCGCCGGACGTGACGCCGACGATGAGCGGCGGCAGATCGCTCGTCGACACGAGGCCGATGCCGCCGT